ATGCAATTTAATATCCCTACGTTGCTTACACTGTTCCGTGTCATCCTTATCCCATTCTTTGTATTGGTCTTTTATCTGCCTGTCACCTGGTCGCCGTTTGCCGCCGCGCTCATTTTCTGCGTCGCGGCGGTGACTGACTGGTTCGATGGTTTTCTGGCACGCCGCTGGAACCAGAGTACCCGGTTTGGTGCTTTCCTTGACCCTGTAGCAGATAAAGTTCTCGTGGCTATCGCCATGGTGCTGGTAACCGAGCATTACCACAGCTGGTGGGTGACCTTACCGGCAGCAACGATGATCGCCCGTGAAATTATTATTTCTGCGCTACGCGAATGGATGGCGGAGTTGGGTAAACGCAGTAGCGTGGCTGTCTCCTGGATTGGGAAAGTGAAAACCACTGCCCAGATGGTGGCGTTGGCATGGCTGCTGTGGCGTCCGAACATTTGGGTTGAGTACGCCGGTATTGCACTTTTCTTTGTGGCTGCGGTACTGACTCTGTGGTCAATGTTGCAATATTTGAGCGCTGCGCGTGCAGATTTGCTTGATCAGTGATCGTTTCGGCGTAATTTTCAGCAAACGATCAAAAGTGGTGAAAAATATCGTTGACTCATCGCGCCAGGTAAGTAGAATGCAACGCATCGAACGGCGGCACTGATTGCCAGACGATAATAAAATCAAGTGATTAACTGATTGCTTGATGAATGCGGGAATAGCTCAGTTGGTAGAGCACGACCTTGCCAAGGTCGGGGTCGCGAGTTCGAGTCTCGTTTCCCGCTCCAGTTTAAAAGACATCGGCGTCAAGCGGATGTCTGGCTGAAAGGCCTGAAGAATTTGGCGCGTTAACAAAGCGGTTATGTAGCGGATTGCAAATCCGTCTAGTCCGGTTCGACTCCGGAACGCGCCTCCACTTTCTTCCCGAGCCCGGATGGTGGAATCGGTAGACACAAGGGATTTAAAATCCCTCGGCGTTCGCGCTGTGCGGGTTCAAGTCCCGCTCCGGGTACCATGGGAAAGATAAGCATAAAATCAAAGCAATAAGCAGTGTCGTGAAACCACCTTCGGGTGGTTTTTTCGTATTTGTATTTTGTGCAATGGCGGTAGAGTGGCGATGGTGTGGCGATATGCAGAAACAATGGTAGTGCACGTGCTGTTTAAACTCTAAGGATGAAGCAGAATTCTTCTGCAGCTCCTCCGTATTTCGCATAGTGAACCAGGACCTCTGTTAAACAAAAATTTTTTTGGGATTTTTCCACTCGACTTCATTTTTCCTCCTGCAATCCACCAACAGGTACCTGCGCTAATCTATCTTTTTTAATCTGACAACATCTTGGGAAAAGGCAAATTCGTCAGATTTACTGTTTTTCTGCTGCCTCGAATGCCGATGTCTGAAGCACTGATAAGAGTTCTATCTCTTTGATATAGATCTTTTTTTTGATGAATTGCACGACATATTATCGTTATGACACCTTCTTGTTAAAGGTATTGTACTCCTCATCTCGATTTTATGATGTGGGCTATGATTGGTTAGTAATAGAGTGTATCGGTATGCGATGTGGTTTATTAATGGCAATCTGCCTTTGTTTAGTATCTTTTAGTGGATATGCAGCAACAGGAAAGTCTGATGCTCAGATCAAAAAAGAAATAATTAAAGAATCCATTGAATCTTATCCAGGCAATTGTGCGTGTCCTTATAATCATGCAAGGAATGGTAGTAGATGTGGTGGACGCAGTGCATATAGCCGTAATGGAGGGTATGACGTGGTATGTTATGAGGGTGATGTTACCGATGAAATGATCCGGCAATGGAAGCAGGAGAATGCTGAGTAATCTCTTTTAACAGGTTTGTTGTGCGAGCATTATGTGCCGTTAACGGTACACTAGCTAGTGATAGTTCCAAAAAGAAAACCCGCAGTTCTTACGCTGCGGGTTTGTTGTTCACGTCTGTGAGATAGGGTGCCACTTCAGCCAACCTTAGCAACCGATTGACGGGGGATTGCTCCCCCGTCGCGGTTTCCTTACTGTTTACACTGTAAGAACGCCGCAAACTCCGCTCCCCAGAAGCTCATCCGTATTTCACACAGCGAACCGTGCAGCATCCAGATGATGAGGATTGCCGTCACGCAGAACGTGATGGCCGTAAGCGATTTTTGCGACATAGCGCTTGCTCCTTTGTTGGAGAGGCGCTAACCTATCACTTGCTTAAGGTAGATATGTTAGGGCCTCGGTTAAACAGAAATGTTTTCCGGGGCCTTTCCACATCCGGCCTTCGGGTATTCCCTCCGACCATCAGCCGAAAGGCACCCGCGATTATTCTACTGATTTCCCGCTTCTCTGCTACGTAAAGTTTCACGTCACCCGTTCGGTTCTCCGCGAAAGTTAAAATTTTGCCGCTTTTGTCGCTGCTTTCGTGAGCGGTTTTTGCTTGCGCCTGAAAATAGTTACACAGTGAAACTGTGTAACGCTGCGCCAAAACGATCCTTGTCCAATGTTTTATTTTTACCTTTTATTTCATTGTGTTATGTGGTTCCTGTATGTGGCACTTTGGCGGCATTCAGATCCTTTAAAATGACGAAAACAAAAAATGGTTTTGTTTTTCATATGGTTAATTTTCCTGTCAGATCCTTTTTTAACGTTAATCTGGCAAAGCCTGGCAATCTTTGACACTTTGTGCCAGATGGCTTTTTTGTAAAGCGCCAGTGCTGGCGCGGTCTGGAGTGTCGTTTTGCACAAATTTATTTGGCAAAAAATTTTTATCGTAAAGAGTGCAAGCGCGGGGGGCTTGCGCCCGTGCCGTGTGTTGGGCTCATCATGCCGTGAAATATCCACGTAGCGTGCGTGTACGCTTTCAGGCGTTACGAGCTGAATTCAGGGGGACTCGCGCGTTTATTTGCTTAAAGCATGTCGCAGAATGCGATACAGCGCGTCTGGTGGGGGGTGTTTTTCTGGGGGAATGCCCGTCGCGACGGGCTTTCGTCTGGTTCGATGAATGAAATTTATTGATATATGAATAATTTCACGAAAGGCTTATTTGTCTGTATTTTGTGGCATGATTCTTGAGCGGTAAACCGGGCTGCCTGTGCACCTCTTCTCATCTGTAAACTTACTGCTTAATCACGGTACTGTACTTCGCTTTCAGGTTGCCTGCCATTGATGCCACCGTGTCTATGCTGCCGCTGTTGGTGGGCTGTGACGACCCGTTGTTGGTATGAGTGTGTTGTGCGGTGAGCTGCGCCAGTTGCTGAACGGTGTCGCAAAGATCCAGCATGAGGTTAAGTGTGTTGATGGTATTGCTGCCAAACCAGACCTGCGGGGCGATGATCTGTTGCATCTGGCCAGCGACGGATTTTTTAATCCGGCCAATCTTTTCTTCCAGCGTTTTCGCCACATTGTGGGTGGTGCTTTCTGTGCTGGTTTGCCACTGGTGAGTAACGTCGAGTTCAGCGCTGTCGGCGTGCTGTATCAGTTTCTTCGTGGCGGCTACGGCATAGTCACCGTCTGCGATGTGCTGTATGTGGCCGCTCATCAGCTTATGAGTGCCGAGCACCGTTATGGTGTTGTTGGCCTTTACGGTAATATTACGAGTGGTACTGGTGCGCGTTTCCGTTGTGTTCTGGATGATGCGGTCGGTGGATTTCTCACGAATAACCTGATCGGTTTCACGCTGCCATGTGCCATCTGTATGCACACGCTGGAATACCTCTGCGCGTTGCTGTTGTAGTTGTTCGCCGGGCTTTATTCCCGGCAGACTCTGGCCGCTGGCGTGAGTGCCGGTGATGATGGGTTTATCCGGCCTGCCGTCAACGTGGGCCAGTGTAACTATGGTTCCTGGGGGCGGGTACTGGAATATCCCGGATTCATTGCCGGCCATTGGCACAGGAACGGGGACGGCGTTATATACCGGTGTGTTCTTATCGGGGGTGCCGTTCTCGTCGAGCAACTGCACATTGACGGCGTAGCGTGGGCGAAATTCATCATGCAAATCCCCCTGGGTTGTGTTTTCAGTTGGTGAGATCACGCGTCCCATGCGTGGAAGGTGGGTTTTGTTGCCTATCTCGGGGTAAAGGGTTTCGATCTGGCGTTGTACGGGCGACTGACGGCCATCACTCCAGCTAATGATCATGCTGTCGCCCTGTAGCTGTACCTGATTTATACGGTGATCGTTCATGACCACGCCGGGGCGCATCATGGGAATCGTCTGTATTGTCCAGCCATTTGCTCCGTGATCACCTCTGGTGATATCGACCGGCAATCTGGCAGGGCGTTTTGCAAAACGGCAGTCAGCAAAGCTTCCGGCGTAGATGATGCCGTCAACCGACGGATACCAGACGTAATCCGGGATACTGAATATGCGGCCAAGCATGGCCATCAGCTGATAACCGTTGCCATTGTGGGTCAGATGAGGGACCGGAGTGGTGGTGTAGCCTGCCTTCGGGAGTTGTATGCGTAAACCTGTATTGCCTTCAATGTGTCCTGCGACCTGTTTCAGCGTCGGATGCTGCATGGAGATGTTGAGCGGGTATTGCAGAATAGCAGCAGCTTCGCGCACCATCAGCTTGTGCAGCCCTCTGCCTGTACAACTGTCACTTTCCACATATCCCGAAAACCACTTTACAGGCTGATCATTGTAACCGATGGACAGCTCTACGGGTTTGCCGCGTAGCGGGGGAGTATTGTCGGCGGCGTTAATGGTGATAAAGCCGGTTCCCGCGCCGTTGAGACGCAACATGATGTTTTCTTCCACGACAGGATAACGCCTGCCGTTAATGCAGAGATCACGAATTGGTTTCATTGCCTGCCGGGCCTATCCAGTTATTGAGTTTGTCTGACATTTTCCAGAACCAGCCATGCTCTTCGTTTTTTTCGCCTTTGCCACCTGATTTGACGGCCTGTGCGTGCTGTTCAGCACTCTGGCTGCCAGCCGGGCCGCGTCCTGTCGCCTTTTCGGCACTGCTGAGTTTTTCTTTCAGAGTGAAGTCAACTTTCCATGCCATCAGGCCTGTTTCAGGAGTTGCGCCCACGGCACCGGAAAAAATCCCTTGCTTCATATTGACCGCTTTGGCATCCATGTTGGCGATGCGGTAAACCTGTTGTGCACCGTTAGCGGCTCTGGCTTCAGCCAGACGAAATAAGCGTGTGAGTGCTTCCGGCTGGGTGAACGGAATCAGTCCGGAAATCTGCAGCTCCTTGGCTTTTACACCCTGTTCTGAAGTCGCTGTTGATGAGGATTTTCCGGAAGCGTCTTTGTCTTTGATGGTCAGCTTCACGCTGACACTTAAGCGTTTTAGCGGGATTATCTGACCATTAAGGGCCAGCAGTGGCGTTGTCGTGTTCTGGCTCATTTTCTGCCTTCGTTATCCAGTTCAGCATCCCGGAAAGATCGCCTGCGAACAGGTGTGCATATGTCAGTGAAGCTGTGGGGTGCGGAATATTTTTCATCATTTCCCGGCGGGCTAAAACGGCGTCGCCGGTGTGCACGAACGCAAATGCTTTTGCCACTTTATCGCCTGCTCCTGCCAGTTCAGCGATTATCTGTTGCTGCAACCGTTGACGTTGTGCCTGAAAACCGGATAACGCGTTTTTCAGTGAGTCGACAGAGTTCAGCCCTTCGGCCTTCATAGCGTTAAGCGCGGTGTGGTTACTGATGCTGTTCTGTAGTGTGCTGGCAATAAGTGGTTGCGGAGCGGGTAGTCCGTTCTGTGGTGTCGCCGGGATTTGCATTCTGGTGATTGCCTGGGTGAGCTGTGTTCTTGCGCGTCTTAGCGTCTGCGTCAGAGTGGGTAAAGGGAGTGTGTCTGCCAGTGCTGACAGTTGACGAATAAAATCATTATTATTGCTGCCTGTTACCATTATGATGGCGATATCGCTGTTTTCGGTCAGGCCCGGGAGTTTGCTGTTAAGGTGGTTTATTGCGTTGACGGGGCTTAAATACGCACCGTCTGGCGTAATGTGCCCCGCTTCAACATCCCACGGATGTACGGCCATAGCTGAACATGTTATGGGGGTGATATTACCTGTCGGAAGCATCAGTTTTGCCGGAAACCACATATCTGTACCTCTCTTGTCTGCTGTTTTCTGGAATAGCTGCCCGGTCAGAAATGTGCACGGACTGGTGCGTCGCAATTTGTTTCCACTCTGGCATGCCGGTGTATTCGCAAAAGGCCTGGCGTTCGGGCCTTGGTTTTCACCCGGGCTTTTGTGGCCATTCAGGTTTTGCAGTGTCCACACGGCTGACCAGAACACTGTAGCGTTCCCATGCTTCCAGTCGTGTGCGTTCCTCGTCTGTTGCCATATTCAGCCTGACAGCGCGTTCCAGCGGCTGGATGACTGATTCAGCTTCGGAAAGTAACGCGGCCTTTTGTGATTCGGCCTGTTGTTGCTGCTCGCCTGCCGTATAAATCCGCTTAACCACAGCTCCGTCCTTAAACATCCACTTCCCGGAGTCATCAGCACGTCGGTTGGCGGTAATATCAGGAACTTCGACAACGCTGAAACCTTCAGGATTAAGCGTTGAGGTATCTTTGGTAATGGCAACAATAATATTATTTTCGTCGTAAACAATCTTTATTGTATCTGGCTGAAAGTTCTTCACTTCCTCATACCAGTTTTTCCCGTCTTCAGCGTAAAGCCAGATGACTCTGTGCTTCTTTGTTAACTCATACTGTTCCGGCGTTTTAGCGTTACCCGCTTTTATGTTCTTTAAGTGCATCATATTAAATACTCGCTACGTTATACCAGGTGCCATTAATCAGTTTTTGCAGCGGTCGGTAATACACGCCGTTGACGTTATCCGCTGAGTTACGGCCGGTATCCGATATCGATATCCCTGACAGCCCGTGTCCCGAAGGTGAGCGAAACGTCCATGAAACGGTGTTGCTGCCAGGGTTGTAATACATTTCATGGCCATACCGCACATCCTGTACCCCCTCAGTTCGATGTTTATAGCGGGCATCGAAGTTTCCGTAATTTAACGGAATTACCTGTCCGTTAACAGTGAACACTATGCTGTTATCTGTATTCCTCTGGCTGAAAAAATGCCAGCCTGAATCATCACCAAGCTCTGCAACAACAGGCCTGGATGGATTACCCCACAAATAAAACGCTGCATTTTTCGTGGAGTTGTTGGCGCTGGATAACGTGAATTTTCTGGCAGTTCCGGCCTGAATATTCTTAAAAGCAANAGTTGGATGGAACTGGAGTAGCGGAGCCTATAACGCAACTATTAGTGGTGCATCAACGTTAATTATTCATTTTTATATGGGAGAAGGAAGTTGTCCTGCAGCTCAGTTTCGGATTAATTATAAAAATGGCGGTATTTTTTATCGTTCAGCCCGTGATGGTTATGGTTTTGAAGCCGACTGGTCCGAATTTTACACCACCAGAAAACCTTCAGCAGGAGATGTTGGTGCACTGCCGTTATCTGGTGGTCAACTGAATGGTGCACTGGGTATCGGAACATCCAGTGCTCTTGGCGGTAATTCGATTGTATTGGGTGATAATGACACGGGCTTTAAACAAAAAGGCGATGGTAATCTGGATGTTTATGCTAATAACGTCCATGTTATGCGCTTTGTCTCCGGAAGCATTCAAAGTAATAAAACCATAAATATTACGGGACGTGTTAATCCCTCGGATTACGGTAACTTTGATTCCCGCTATGTGAGAGATGTCAGACTTGGCACACGAGTTGTTCAGACCATGAAGAAAGGCGTGATGTATGAAAAATCAGGCCATGTAATCACGGGGCTTGGTATTATCGGTGAAGTCGATGGTGATGATCCGGCAGTATTCAGACCAATACAAAAGTTAATTAACGGAACATGGTATAACGTATCGCAGGTATAATCATGCAGCATTTAAAAAACATTGTCGCAGGTAATCCAAAAACCGTTGAACAATACCAGCTAACAAAGAATTTTGATGTTATCTGGTTATGGTCCGAAGATGGAAAAAATTGGCATGAGGAATTAAAAAACTTTCAGGAGGATACAATAAAACTGGCTTACACAGTTGAGGGAATAATTATTGCTATAGACAAGGATGTATCAGCAATTAATCCAGAAGGTTTAAGTGTCGTTGAGTTGCCTGATATTACAGCAAATCGCCGGGCTGATATTTCGGGCAACTGGATGTTCAAAGATGGTGCGGTGATAAAGCGAACTTATACCGAGGAAGAGCAAAGGCAACAAGCGGAAAATGAAAAGCAGAGCCTGCTGCAGCTCGTCAGGGATAAAACCCAGCTGTGGGACTCTCAGCTACAGCTGGGCATCATTTCCGATGAGAATAAACAAAAATTAACCGAGTGGATGCTCTATGCGCAGAAGGTTGAATCCACAGACACCTCCAGCCTGCCAGTAACGTTTCCCGAACAACCAGAATGAGAGAAGGCCCGCTATCGGGCCTTAATTTTTATTCAGGCTTTTGTGGCCATTCAGGATTTGCCGTATCCACACGGCTGACCAGAACACTGTAGCGTTCCCATGCTTCCAGTCGTGTGCGTTCCTCGTCTGTTGCCATATTCAGCCTGACAGCGCGTTCCAGCGGCTGGATGACTGATTCAGCTTCGGAAAGCAATGCGGCCTTTTGTGATTCGGCCTGTTGTTGCAGTTCCTGTTCTGTATATTCCCTCTTTACTACTTTACCATCCAGAAACATCCATTTTCCGTTATTGTCTGCGTGACGATTTGCCGTAATATCAGGAACTTCAACTATGCTTAGCCCTTCAGGATTAATAGTTGAAACGTCTTTACTGACAGCAACGATGATGTTGTTCTCATCGTAAGCAATTTTTATGGTGTCTGGCTGAAAATTCTTTTGTTCCTCATACCAGTTTTTGCCATCTTCGCAAAAGAGCCATACCACGCCCGCTTTTTTAGTTAGCTGGTATTGTTCCGGTGTTTTCGGATTCCCGGCCTTAATATTTTTCAGGTGCATCATCTTAAACACTCCCCACGTTGTACCATATTCCCCCAATCAATTTCTGAATTGGCCTTCTGGCAACAGTGTCGACAATATCATCCGCATTGCTGTTAATTGCGGCTGTTAAAACATAACCTGACGCATCGCCAAAGCCGTAGTCGCGCCATACGTTTTTATATTCAATGCTGCCAAGACGAATATCCCGAACGACATGATTATGCAGCCATGTGCTTAACCAGTTGTTTTCCCACACTGAACCATAAATATCGCCACTAGACGCAACTTGCGCACCACTTCCCAGCGCAAATCCCCCATCTGTTTTAAAAATGAAATCACCACCACCATCTGAACCGTTATTAATATGAACACCATCACCACCGTTATCTTTCCACAAAAACATACGAATTCTTCCGTCTTCGTTGGCGAATGTAATGTGGTGGCGGTAATTACTTTTTAATCTAAAATTGCTGCCATTAGATTCAATATCTTTATAAAGATGTAATCCTAACTCATCAATATGTCCGATGCGCGAACCATTTGAATAGAAGCTAATAATACCATCTCCATCTTGCCTAAATCCGGTGTCGTTATCTCCCAGAACAATGGAGTTTTCACCCAGTGCGTTATCAGTAGCTCCAATAGCTAGACCTCCTTTAATTTTGGCCCCGTGGCTGACAGATATAGCACCTGTTCTCAGATTTATAGCGAATGGCCTTAATGGGCCGATATTACCGTTTTCGCCTTGTCCTTCAGCCGTCGGAATGAAATGAAGAAAATCTTCTGAACGACGGAAAATTAGACCGAAGGTATCATTGAAAATTCGCAGCGCATTCACCGTGCCAATTTTCAGTTCTCCGGTCATTTTATCGCCGGAACGCTGAACGGCGTTACCAGCCTTGTTTACCGTTTCCTGTAAACCGAGGTATTCGATAACGGCAGCAACGGTCGATTTCGCAAGAATATCCCGCCCGACTTTTGTCAGGGTTGCCAGGCTGGCGACATCATTCCCCGTAAAATACGGAAACTTGCCTGCCGCAGTAGTAAGTCCGGCCAGCGCCGTCAGGGTGGCATCTTTCGGTTGCTTACCCGCAAGCGCGTTAGTCATGGTGGTCGCAAAATTCGGGTCGTTGCCCAGCGCCGCAGCCAGCTCGTTCAGCGTGTTCAGTGCATCAGGTGACGAATCTACAAGGGCGGCAATCGCAGCCATAACGAAAGCCGTGCTTGCGATTTGGGTATTATTCGTTCCCTGTCGCGCAGTTGGTGTTGTTGGCGTTCCGGTCAGTGCAGGACTATTTAAGGGCGCTTTCTTGTTCGTTTCACCCATTACCGCCTTAACCGCTTTTGGCGTTGCCGCCAGTGACTCGGAAGTGCTGTTGGTCGCACTGCTGAGCTGTACTATCCCCTTTTTCGTCGTGCTCGCATCCTCCAGCGCCACGGCGGATGCAATATCCTCTGCCCGTTTTGCTGCTGTCTCGGCGCGCGTTGCCGCGGATTCAGCAGCAACTTTGCTCTGAGATGCAGCCGTCGCACTGCCTGCCGCCTCTGATGCTTTCGTTGTTGCTGTCGTGGCACTACCTTTCGCTGCTGACGCTTGTCTGGTCGCCTCATCTTTTGAAGCAGACGCAGATGATGCCGATGACGCCGCTGAACTGGCTGACGATGCGGCTGCTGCCTTAGAGGAAGCAGCATTGTCTGCTGAAGTCTTTGCATTTGTTTCAGAGGTTTTTGCTGCAGAAGCAGACCTCGCTGCTGCAGTGGCTTGCTCAGTGGCTTTGCCAGCCTTCGTTGTGGCTGTTGAAGCGGATGATGCGGCGCTTTCTGCCGATTTTCCGGCGGCGGTGGCACTGGCTGAGGCCTGCCCGGCACTTGTTGACGCGGCACTGGCAGATAATGCAGCCGCTGTTTTTGAACCTGCCGCAGCTGAGGCGCTCTGTCCCGCTGCTGTTTCAGAAGACTTAGCGTTCGTCTCGGACGTTTTTGCCGCCTTCGCGGAATTTCCTGCCGCCGTTGCCGAGGAAGCTGCACTACTGGCACTTGATGATGCATTCGTTTCTGAAGATTTCGCTGCCTCTTTTGAGGCCGCCGCACCCCGTGCCGAGGTGGCAGCTTCTGACGCCTTCGTGGTCGCTGTGGATGCAGAAGTGGCTGCCGATTTTTGTGATGCTGCGGCATTCGTTTCTGACGTTTTCGCGGCACTGGCGCTGGTAGCTGCCGCGCTTTTTGATGACTCTGCAGCAGCACTTTTTGCTGCTTCACGGGCCTTTGTCGATGCCGTTCCTGCGCTGGAAGACGCTGACTGAGCCGACGACGCGGCCTGTCCGGCTGACGTGCTGGCGGCACGTGCTGAGGCTGCAGCATCGGTTGCATGAGTTGCCGCCTCGCTGGCTGATTTTTTCGCGGCTGCCGTATTCTGTGCAACCGCGGAGGCGTTACGTGACACCTCTTCCACCATCTGCTCAAAGCGGCGCAGTGCCTCCGGTCGGACATCATCCTCCGTCATGGCACCGAGAAAATCATTCAGCGTACCTGGTCTGGAACCTTCATAGACGGTAATGGTCCCGGCATGTGAAGGCGGAAAACCTTCAACCAGCAGGGTGACGCTGTACTGACCATGCTCAACATCCATGCTGTAACGTCCGGCTTCATCCGGATTTTCAGAGGCCACCGTGTTCACCACCATCGTGCTGCTGGTTCGTCTGGCCTTCAGCACAATGGTGCAGTTCTGTACTGGTTTTCCTGTGCCATCTTTAAGCACGCCAGAAATTTTTACTGTCATACTTTTCCACCAATAAAAAAAGCCCGCAGCAGTGACGCCACGGGCTTCAGGACAGTGTAACTTTACGTTTCCTCAAACGCAGTTCACCCCATAAGGTGGATGAACCTGCGTATCATAACAATATTTACAGAAGATAAATCGGCGTCTGTTGTCAGATACGGTATCCGATACCAACAATAAATGCATCCGTTCGCCAGTCACCACTACCGGAACCTTCATAAGCAAGGTCAATGGTCACGGATTCGGTCGGGTTAAACTGCACGCCAGCCCCCCACGCCAGAGACGTGTTGCTGTGGCGACCGTCATCACTTCCGGTCAGCACATCGTGCGTTTTCCCCTTGTTGTCAGTTACGCGGAGATAATCCCCGGAGAAAGTCGACACACGGCTGTAAGCCACACCCACCATCGCATACGCGCTGAACCATTCATTCACGCGTACAGACGGCCCCGCCATCACGCTGAACCAGCGGTTACGCACGGAATCTTCATGCCAGCGGGTATCGCTGTAGTGCGTTTTTTGCTCATCCTCAGCATTGGCATAACTGAAGGACGTAATCAGCCCCAGCGCGTCCGTAAACTCATAACGGTATTTCACGTTAATCCCGTTCAGATTATCGCTGCCGGGAGCGTTCGTACGGGCATGAAGATACCCCGCGCTCAGTGTGGACTGATGTTCAGACGCCCATGCAGGCGCACCGGATACGGACAGACAGATGGCTGCGGACAAAATGGCTGCACAAACTTTACGCATAATTACCTCTCGCTTTTCTGCAATAAAAAAGGCGCCATTTCTGGCGCCCGTATATGGGTTATAAAATTCAGCTGATACTGATGCCTGCGGTGGCTTTCTTCATCACCACAACCAGCAAATCGCTGATACTTGCTGTGGGATACCAGTTATTCACCAGCCATGCTGACACCGAAAACTCCAGCGTCATGTGGCCGCGACCAGCTGGCATATCAATAACACCACTGTAAATCAGCGTATTATCCAGCGCGGTACGGTTATAAATTTCAGCACCGTTTTTCCGTACTATCAGGCGGCATGACGAATAAATATCGTTATTCTCCCGCTCATGTTTAGCGCCGCTGAATGCCACCGCCGGAATAACAATTTGCCTGTCAAAAGGCTGATCGTCATAAATCCTGACGGTAATGGTCCCTGATGGCCACCGCTCCGGTGCCCGGGAGTCCCGCGGAAAAGCCTTACCCACTGTTTTGACTATATCGCCTTCAATCTGGTTGGCTGACAGTTTCCCCTTAATCTGACAGTTCTCATTAATTGTGACATTGTTGAGCGTCCCGGCGTTCGCATTCACACTGCCACTGATATCTGCATTTTTAGCGGTCAGTTTTCCGTCCGGTGTCAGGGAAAATGCCGGAGGATTACCGCCGCTGGTAATGGTGGGAGCCGTCAGGCGTTTCAGGAACACGTCGTTCATGAATATCTGATCGCCCTGACCAACAAACATCGGCTTTGTGTTGCCATTCGCAGGATTAATCATCGCAATCCTGTCTGCCGCCAGCAGCACCTGACTCTGCATTCCTGCTGGCGTATTCTCAATACCGGCACCGATACCCGCAATATAAAGGCGTCCGTCCTTCATCTGTTGCAGCTTCACAGCCCACATGCTGTTCAGGTTATTATTTGTATCAACCTGAACCTTCTGTATCTGCTGGATTGCNGTCCGTAAACTCATAACGGTATTTCACGTTAATGCCCTTCAGGTCATCGCTGCCTGGCATATCAGTATGGGTCTGAAGATACCCGGCGCTCAGCGTGGACTGATGTTCAGACGCCCATGCAGGCGCACCGGATACGGCCAGACAGATGGCTGCGGACAAAATGGCTGCACAAACTTTACGCATAATTACCTCTCGCTTTTCTGCAATAAAAAAGGCACCATTTCTGGTGCCCGTATCTGGGTTATAAAATTCAGCTAATCGTGATGCCTGCAGTGGCTTTCTTCATCACCACAACCAGCAAATCGCTGATACTTGCTGTGGGATACCAGCCATTTACCAGCCATGCCGATACAGAAAACTCCAGCGTCATGTGACCGTGACCGGCAGGCATATCAATAACACCCGTATATATCAGCGTATTATCCAGGGTCGTTCGGTTATAAATTTCAGCACCGTTTTTCTTCACTATCAGGCGGCATGACGAATAAATATTGTTATTCTTCCGCTCATGTTTAGCACCGCGAAACGCCACCGCGGGAATAACAATTTGCCGATCAAACGGCTGATCGTCATAAACCCTGACGGTAATGGTCCCTGATGGCCACCTCTCCGGTGCCCGGGAGTCCCGTGGGAAAGGTTTGCCCACTGTTTTAACGAGATCGCCTTCAATCTGGTTCGCGGACAATTTTCCCAGAACCCGACAGTTCTTATTAATCGTGACGTTGTTGAGCGTCCCGGAGTTCGCGTTCACGTTACCGCTGATATCGGCATTTTTCGCCGTCAGCCGTCCGCCAGGTGTCAGGGAAAATGCCGGAGGATTACCGCCGCTGGTAATGGTCGGAGCCGTCAGGCATTTCAGGAACACGTCGTTCATGAATATCTGATCGCCCTGACCAACAAACATCGGCTTTGTGTTGCCATTCGCAGGATTAATCATCGCAATCCTGTCTGCCGCCAGCAGCACCTGACTCTGCATTCCTGCTGGCGTATTCTCAATACCGGCACCGATACCCGCAATATAAAGGCGTCCGTCCTTCATCTGTTGCAGCTTCACAGCCCACATGCTGTTCAGGTTATTATTTGTATCAACCTGAACTTTCTGTATCTGCTGGATTGCAGCACTCTGATTTTCCAGTTTTTTATTGACGGTTTGCGTGATTTCATTGCTGACATTCGTAATGGACGTCCTGATTTCAGTCAGGTCCGGCGCAAGCTGACCGTTATCAATCTGCGTCCACAACTCCTTGCCGAGATGCGTTTTATTGATCAACCCTTTATAAAAATTCAGATAACCTTCTGCATCATCGCTCGCCCGACCGATGGCCTCCACAAATGCCGATTTGCCAACGGTGTTCACACTGCGAACGTAAAAATAATAATCATGGCCCGGCCTGATATTGATACTGGCGGCTATCCAGTACAGCGCCGTGCCAAGATAGCGGGCGCTGGTTTCAACCTGCCTGATATCCGCAATCCGCTTTTCCGAAAACCAGAACTCAAACTGCACCGTCGGGTCATATACAGCCAGTTTCGGGACCGCCGTTATCTGAAAATACCCCGGTATCAGTTCAATAGTGACAGGCGCTGCCGGTGCCGCAATCCGGAACGATACCGACGCCGGATCGCCCTGCTGCCCCCGGGCATTTACCGCCCGGACTGTCAGACTGTAATTCCCCAGCGCCAGCTGCCTGAAGCGGTATGTGGTTTCCGTCGTCCTGGCTGTGCTGACCAGCCGCTCACTGCCGTCGTCCGCTGCCACGGTCAGGCGAAGCAGGAAGCTCACACCCTTCACCACCTTCGGCGTGTCCCATCGCGCCAGCACCTGATATTCCCCGCTGTCTGCGGTGACTTCGGCAGTCAGGTGCTGCACCGCTGGCGGCGTGACACCATTCACCGTGCCGCGCCGGTCACCGTCAAAGTGTGCCCCGTTATCCACGATGGCCTCTTTTTCCGGCACATGCTGCACGGCGGTGATGGCATACGTGCCGTCGTCGTTCTCACGGATACTCACGCAGCGGAACAATCGCTGGTGCAGCGTCGGCAGCTTCAGCCCCCACACGCTGTATTCTGCAACGCCGTCAGGAACCCGGCTCACTTTCACCTTCACGCCGTCGGTGACGGACTGGACCTCCACGCTGACCGGATTGCCACTTCCGTCAACCAGGCTTATCAGCGTGGTACCGGAGGACGGCAGCGTGATTTCACGGTCGAGCGTCAGCGTCCGGGTCTGGCTGTTCACCGCCAGTACGCGACCACCGGTGCTGATACCGGCATAATCATCATCGCAGATTTCAATGACATCACCCGGTACATGGCGAAGCCCTTCTGCGCCCACGCTGAAGTCCACGGTCTGCGTTTCCAGCAGTTCCGTTTTAATCAGCCACAGCCCGGCTCGGTGTGCCTGCCCCCGGCTGGTACAGCCAAAGGCATCCATCTTCGTGACGTTACGACCGTAACGGACAATGGCCTGCGTATCCTCCACAAGCTCTGTCGCCGTCTCCCAGCCGTTATCCGGGTCAATCCAGTTCACCTCAACGGCATTATGGCGGTCCTTCAGGGCGCTGAAGCTGTAGCGGAACGGCGCGCCATCGTCCGGCATCACCACATTACTGCGGTTATAGGTCCACACCTTATCCGACGGTCGGTCCTGCACGAACGTCAGCATCTGTCCGTTCCATACCGGCATACAGCGCATCGCCGAGCAGAAATCACTGAGAACATCCCACGCCTTACGCTGTGTGGTCAGGTAAGAGTTACAGGTGATGCGCGGCTCCGTGCCGCCAAATCCGTCCGTCACTGACTGGTCGCAGTACTGGCCGATGACATACAGCGCCCATTTGTCCACATCTGCCGCACCAAGACGTTTCCCCATGCCGTAGCGCGGATGAGTGAGCATGTCCCACAGACACCAGGCCATGTTGTTGCTGTATGCTGGCTTAAGCGTTCCGTCCCAGATACCGCTGTATTGCCGCGTCTGCGGGTTATAGTTCGACGGCACCTGCAGAATGCGCCCGCGAAGATGATAATTGCGACTCACCTGCTGGTTACCGAACTGCTCTGAATCCACCTGCACGCCGACCAGCGCCGTGTTCGGGTAGCACTGTTTCACATCGATGATTTCGGTGTACGACGACCAGAGCGTTTTGTTCTGCAGCTGGTCTGTGGTGCTGTCCGGTGTCATCCTGCGCATCCGGATATTAAACGGGCGCGGCGGCAGGTTACCCACCACCACCGAGGCCAGATACTGCGAAGTGGTTTTGCCCTTAATGGTGATGTCTTTTTCCGTCACCCAGCCACCGTTACGCTGTATCTGAACCAGCAGGCG